TAAATCGTTATATTGATGAATCGGAATTTCAATTTGATAAGAATATTGTTAAAGGTATCTTTCAAGATCTTTATAAACAGGCTTGCGAGGTAGAATAAAATGTATCTTCTTACTCTTAAAGATAAAAAAGATGAAGGTGCCTATGCTGTACAAGATACATATGGGGAGAAGGTTTTATTTTTATTTGAGGAAGAAGATGATGCTATAAGGTATGCTATGATGTTGGAAGATTCTGATATGGATCAATATCAAAGAGAGATGGATGTGATTGAAGTTCCTGATGATTTAGCTATAAAAACATGTAGAATGCATAATTACAAATATAGTGTAATTACTCCTAATGACATCGTGATTCCCCCAAAAAATGATAACCTTCAAGAAAATTAAATATAAAAATTTTTTAAGTACAGGAAACCAATATACTGAAATTGATTTTCAAAAATATAATACAAATCTTATAGTCGGAACCAATGGGGCAGGGAAGTCCACGATGTTGGATGCACTAACTTTTGTGTTATTTAATAAACCATTTCGTAAAATTAATAAACCACAATTAATTAATACGGTTAATGAGAAGGATTGTGTAGTCGAGATAGAATTTTCTGTTAATAGTAGAGATTATTTAATTAGAAGGGGAATAAAACCCAATATATTTGATATTGAAGTAAATGGAAATCTTTTACATAGAGAAGCTGATGATAGAAGTAATCAGAAGATTTTAGAAGAAAATATTCTTAAGGTAAATTATAAATCTTTTACTCAAATTGTAATCTTAGGTAGTAGTACTTTTGTACCTTTTATGCAATTAAGTACTGTAAATCGAAGAGATGTTATTGAGGATCTTTTGGATATTCGTATTTTTTCTGCAATGAATAATCTTATTAAGGAGAAGATGCGAGTGGAGAGAGAGCATATAAAATCCTTTGATCTTAAGAGGGAAAATCTTAAGGATAAGATGAAGATGCAAAGTAATTGGATTAAAGATATAGAGCAAAGAGGAAAAGATGACATCCAAAATAGTCAGGAAAAGATTAAGGTTTTGGGAATAGAAAATGATACTCATATTGAGCATAATGGGTTGATAGAATCAAATGTATCTGACTTAATTAAGGAGCAGGAAGAGGTTACCGGAGCATCGGAAAAGTTAGCGAAACTTAATAATTTGAAGGGTAAAATTACTCAAAAAGTATCTACGATTACCAAGGAACATAAGTTTTTCACAGATAATACGGTCTGTCCTACATGTACTCAGGATATAGAAGAAGAGTTTCGTGTAAATAGAATCGATGGCGTTCAAAATAAAGCAAGGGATCTCAAGAAAGGTTATCAAGACCTGGAAGAGACTATTAAATTAGAAGAAGATCGAGAACGCCATTTTACCCAATTATCAGAGGAGATTACTAAACTCAACCATGACATTTCTCAAAACAATACTCGGATTAGCCTTAACCAAAGACAAATCAGAGATTTGGAAAATGAAGTTCAAACTATTACCGAACGACTTAAAAACAGAAATACTGAGCATGACAAATTAATTGAGTTTAAAGAAAACCTTCAAAAGACAATAGAAGATTTAGCAATAAGAAGAGAAAAAATCACTCATTATGATTTTGCTTATTCGTTGCTGAAGGATGATGGAGTAAAGACAAAAATCATCAAGAAATATCTTCCATTTATAAATCAACAGGTAAATAGATATTTACAGTTGATGGATTTTTATATCAACTTTACTCTTGATGAGGAATTTAATGAAACGGTAAAATCACCAATTCACGAAGATTTTTCATATTCGTCATTTAGTGAAGGTGAGAAGATGAGGATTGACTTAGCATTACTCTTTACATGGAGAGAAGTTGCTAGGGTTAAGAACTCAGTCAATACTAATCTTTTAATTATGGATGAAGTGTTTGATAGTTCTCTTGATGGATTTGGAATAGATGAGTTTTTAAAAATTATTCGCTATATAATAAAAGGTGCTAACATTTTTGTCATATCTCATAAATCAGATCTGCATGACAAATTTGAAAGTGTCACACGGTTTGATAAAGTTAAGGGATTTTCACGTATAGTATGATCGATCAAAATATCCGAGCTGAACAACTTAATGGTTACTTCAATCATGAAGTACCTGATGAGATGTTACCTGATTGGATGAAAGACCAAAAGGATAGTCATGACCACTCCAAATTGGCAACACCACTCCAACAAGGAGAGGAAACGAAAACTTAAACCACAGGCACTACGTGCTGCAAGAGAAAGACGCAGACAGTTGATAAAGCGTCTACTGAACCCCGCAAATCGCGGGGTTTCTTCGTATAATAGGTTCATAATTAAAAATACAAATGGCAGTCAAGCACGAAATCAAATCTCAACTTGCTAAACTTCTTGCCACAGAAGATTTAATTGTAGAGCATAGGAATGTGGACACAGCTCAATTTGAAGTTCGGAGTCGTGTATTAACGCTTCCTCGGTGGGAGAAAGCGAGTAATGGTGTATATGATGCTTTGGTTGCTCATGAAGTGGGCCACGCCCTATTTACTCCTGATAGGGATTGGTTTTTAGAGTTTCAGATTCCACCTCAATTTGTAAATGTGGTAGAGGATGTTAGGATTGAAAAGTTGATGAAACGTAGGTATTTGGGGATTGCCAAAAGTTTTTATAGGGGGTATAATGAATTATATGATCAAGATTTCTTTGAGGTAGAAGGTGAAGATATTACTACTTTTAACCTTGCTGATAGGGTTAATTTATATTATAAGGTGGGTTCGTTCCTTCCTATATCTTTTTCGTCTATTGAAAAACCGATTGTCGATTTAATCAATAATTGTGAAACGTTTGATGATACGTTATCGGCAGCAGAGGTATTATATAATTTTTGTAAGGAAGATCAAAAGAAACAAGAGAGAGCTCAGAGTTCTGATGTTAATGGAGAATTAAATGGTAGTAGTGATGGTAGTAGTGAGGAGATGTCTGATGAAGAGTTATTAAAACAACTTGAATCAGAAATTGATGAATCTGGATTTGATTCAGTTGAACCTGAAGAAGGTGAATCTTATGGTGGAACGGCATCTGCTCAAGATGATATAGAAGTTCATACTCTTAATAAATTAGAGGATGCTCTTAAAGATCTTACAGATACTCGAAATAATCTTGAAAATGTTTATGTAGAACTTCCTAAATTAGATTTAAAAAATATTATTATTCCTAATGAAGAAATTCATAATAAATGTAATATTGAGTGGGATGAATTTATAGATGAATTTGAAATATTTTCATATACAGATATATTTGGTGAAGTCGATCAGGAATTTAATAAATTTAAGAAGAGTGCTCAGAAAGAGGTAAATTACCTTGTTAAAGAATTTGAATGTAGGAAAGCAGCTGATAATTATGCTCGTGCTACTACAAGTCGTACTGGGATTCTCTCTACAGAAAAGCTTCATACGTATAGATTCAATGAAGACCTTTTTAAGAAGGTCACTACAATTCCTGATGGGAAAAACCATGGATTAATATTCATTCTTGATTGGTCTGGTTCAATGTCAGATGTGATGTTGGATACTATTAAGCAACTTTATAATTTACTATGGTTTTGTAAAAAAGTTAATATTCCATTTGAGGTATATGCATTTACACAGGAATATCCTTCCTTAGAAGGAACTATACATAGGAGTGCTTATAAGAAGAAGCATGGATTAGTTCTTATCGACGAAACTTTTTCATTAATGAATTTATTTACCAGTAAGACTAATGGTAAAATTTTGGAAGATCAGATGAAAAATATTTTTCGTCTTGCTTATAGATTGGATAGACGAGAAAATAGACAATATCCTGTTCCTACTGGTTTAGGTCTTTCTGGTACTCCATTAAATGAATCATTAGTTGCTCTTCATCAGATTATACCTCAATTTCAAAAGCAGAATAAATTGCAGAAAGTTCAGTGTGTGATACTTACAGATGGTGAATCTGCACCTTTAAGATATAGTAGAGAAATTCAACGTCATTGGGAACAAGAACCATTTATGGGGAGTCAGTATATACATGATCATTGTGTTGTAAGAAATCGTAAAACGGGTCATACTTATTCGTGTAATGGATTAGGTCATTGGGCAGATGTTACTGATTTGTTACTTTTAGATTTACGACAGTCTTTTCCTCAAATTAATTTTATTGGCATTAGAGTTCTAGCTAATCGTTATGCTGCTCAATTTATTCGTCGTTATGCTGGATATGAGGGTGAGAGTTATGATAAGATTCATAAGAGATGGAAAAAAGATAAATCATTTACAATTAAGAATTCTGGGTATCATTCTTATTTTGGACTTTCATCTAATGCACTTGCTAATGATGATGAGTTTGATGTTGAGGAAGATGCTACGAAAGCACAGATTAAACGTGCTTTTGTGAAGAGTCTTAAGATTAAAAAAATGAATAAAAAAATACTTGGTGAATTTATTGAATTGGTTGCTTAACCACTTTACAAAGTGTCTACTGGGGGGTCACAAGACCCCCTTTTTTTAGTATAATATGTGTATAAATAAAACGCTACATTATGCCTCGTAAGATCACTTTGACTGATAAACAACTATTAAATGAATTGAAGTCTCTTTATGGTGTTGAATTAACGGCTCCTGATATTAGAGGATTTTGTGCTTCACGAGATATTAATTATCAGACTGTAACTCGTCGTCTTCAACCATTTAAACTTTCACGTGGTAAATGGAATCTTGAACTTACACAAGAGAGTGTAGAACAGATTGAACGTTCATTTAGTGCTCCTGCTGTTTTACCTACTTTTGATTCTTATTGTATTCCAGAGAATGATGATACTTTTATTAAGTTTGGTAATTTTAATGATATAAAGAGTATTATTAAGTCTAAAATATTCTATCCTACATTTATCACTGGACTCTCTGGAAATGGAAAGACATTTTCTGTGGAGCAAGCATGTGCTCAACTAGGTAGAGAACTTATCCGTGTAAACATTACTATTGAAACTGATGAAGATGATCTTATTGGTGGTTTCCGCCTTGTTAATGGTGAAACCATCTGGCACAATGGCCCAGTCATTGAAGCACTCCAACGAGGAGCTGTTTTGCTCCTTGACGAGATCGACCTTGCCAGTAATAAAATTCTCTGTCTCCAATCGATTCTTGAAGGGAGTGGAATCTATCTTAAAAAAACCGGACAATACATCCAACCCACAAAAGGATTCAACGTTATCGCCACCGCAAATACTAAGGGTAAAGGTTCAGACGATGGACGATTCATTGGAACTAATGTGCTCAACGAAGCATTCTTAGAGAGATTTCCAGTTACCTTTGAGCAAGAATATCCTTCTCCTACTGCAGAACAGAAAATTCTTTTGAATGTTGCTGATGCTGTAGGTGTAGATGATAAGAATTTTTGTAAGAGATTAGTTGATTGGGCTGATATTATTCGTAAGACCTTTGCGGATGGTGGAGTTGATGAGATTATTAGTACTCGTCGTTTGGTTCATATTGTTCGTGCCTATTCTATCTTTGGTAAAAAGGAGAAAGCAATTGAGGTATGTGTAAATCGTTTTGATGATGATACTAAGCAATCTTTCTTAGAATTGTATGATAAAGTGGATGCTGATTTTAATCTTTCAGTTGACGAAGTAAAGGAGAAATGATATAATGATTAATGCTTGGAGTTTACTTGCTGAAGAGATGGATGGAACTATGGACGAAACATATCCTATTATTGAAACTGGATCTGTTGATCTAAATATACCGGCAAACTCACCCTATAGAGAACAAGAGGAATTGGACAAGATTAGAAAAGAATCTGAAAGGAAAAGAGATGGTCGTTATAAGTACCATGAATCAGAAATTATTTCAGATATTGAAGAATATGTTTCAAGTACTTATAATGGACATTACACTGGTACTACACATGAGTATCGTAATGTTCAGACATTAGATTTGTTGGCAGCACGGGACATTGCTTCTGGATTTTGTCAGGCAAATATTATAAAGTATGGTAGTCGGTATGGTAGTAAGGAAGGAAAGGAAAAGAAAGACTTGATGAAAGTCATACATTATGCTATGCTATTATTACATTTTGATGACCACTACGGTAAACCATCAATGACCAGTGGTAATATTGACCACAACATGCCTTAATTATGAAACTTAGACCTTGGACTATGAAATTAACTGATAACACTCTGACAATTCTGAAAAATTTTGCTGGCATTAATAATTCAATTCTTGTAAAACAAGGAATTAAACTTAGGACTATTTCTGTTGCTAAGAATATTCTTGCTGAAGCAGTTATTGATGAGGAATTTCCTAGAGATTTTGCTATCTATGATTTAAATCAATTTCTTAATGGATTAAGTCTTCATCAGGATCCAGAGATGGATTTTAAGGAAGAATCTTATCTAAGTATACGTGAGGGTAAACGTCGAGTAAAGTATTTCTTTGCTGATCCAAATGTTATTATTTCTCCACCAGATAAAGAGATTTCTCTTCCGTCGGAAGATGTTCATTTTCAGTTGGATAGTACTTCCTTAGAAAAACTTCTGAAAGCAGCAGCAGTATATCAACTTCCTGATTTTTGTGTGGTTGGTGGAGATGGTGTAGTTAAATTAGTTGTTCGTGATAAAAAGAATGATACATCTAATGAGTTTGCTATTGTAGTAGGTGAAACTGATAAAGAGTTCACTTTTAATTTTAAGGTTGAAAATATTAAAATTATTCCTGGTGCTTATGATGTAATAATTTCACAAAAACTTTTATCTCTCTTTACCAATACTCAACATGACTTGAAGTATTTTATTGCTCTTGAACCTGATTCTACTTTTGATTAATGAAAATCACTCAAAAAATTATTGATGATTTAGAGAAAGCATTGGATATGCGTAAAAAGAATGGTGATCCTGTATGGGATGATGGAGATGAGATAGATGTATGTGTTGGTGGTACATTTGTTGCTGATAAGTTTATTAGTTTAATAAACAGAACTAAGAATCCTGTTGAATCTGCTGCACCACATCCAAATTTTGATTATGATAAAAATGAATGGATTGTATTGGGTGACAAATGAGTGATTTTATTTGGGTCGAAAAATATCGTCCCCAAACTATTGAAGAGTGTATTCTCCCTGAGAATATTAAGAAAACCTTTAAGGAATTCCTAAATAAAGGCGAAATACCGAATATGTTACTTTCTGGCCCTCCTGGGGTTGGTAAGACTACGGTAGCAAAAGCACTTTGCAACGAATTAGGGGTAGATTTTTATGTCATTAATGGGTCCGACGAGGGCAGGTTCCTTGATACCGTCCGAAATAATGCGAAAAACTTTGCCTCGACAGTCTCGCTTTCGTCGGAAGCAAAGCACAAGGTTATTATCATCGACGAGGCAGATAATACCAGTAATGACGTACAACTCCTTTTACGGGCATTCATTGAGGAATTTGCGGGCAATTGTCGGTTCATTTTTACGTGCAACTACAAGAATAAGATTCTCGAACCGTTACATTCGCGGTGTGCTGTGGTTGAATTCAGCATCAAAGGTAAAGAGAAGCAGGAAGTTGCTGCCTCTTTCTTCAAGAGACTTAATGATATCTTGGAAAAAGAACGGATTGAAGCTGATAAGAAAGTCTTAGTAGAATTAATCAATAAACATTTTCCAGATTGGAGAAGAGTTCTAAATGAGTGTCAACGATATTCAGTTAGTGGTAAGATAGATAGTGGTATATTAGCTGCTTTTTCGGATGTTGCGGTAAATGAACTTATTAAAAACCTTAAAGACAAAAACTTTCCTGAAGTACGTAAGTGGGTCAACAGTAATATGGATAATGATACTACTGTACTGTTGCGTCGTATTTACGATAATCTTTATACATCCTTGGTCCCTTCTACTATTCCTGGTGCCGTCCTTGTGTTGGCTAAGTATCAGTACCAAGCAGCTTTCGTTGCCGACCAAGAAATAAACATGCTTGCATGTTTAACTGAAATAATGGTAGA